AATAGTTAAAATGATTACCGGGATTGTAGCAGGACTTACAGGAATGAAAGCCGGAGGTTTGATAGCAAAACTTGGTTTCCTGCAAGTGAAAGGTGGCGTTTTATCACTACAAAAGGTTTTTACGCAGATTAAAGGACTTGGGATTACAAAATATATAAGTAGCCTTGGTGGCGGATTCGGCGGAATAGTAACAAAAATTCTGCCACTTGTCGGGATTATCGCAGCGGTGGGCGGTGCTATTTACATGGTATCTACCCACTTGGAAGAGGTAAGAGGTTTTATACAAAAAACATTCGGTGACGAGGGATTAGCCGTATTTGATAAATTATGGGGGATAATCCAACAGGTAGGCGGAGCAATCAAGGAAGCGTTCTTTTCAAGTGGTACAGGGGTACTCGATACGTTGCAGGGAATGTTACCGACTATTATTAACACGCTACAGGCGGGGTTACTACCATTACTACCAATGATTGCGGATACCACAGCACAGATTCTACCACTTATCGGACAACTTGTAACAGCAGTATTACCTGTTTTGGGAGAACTGATAGGGGCGGTAATAACGGTGCTTGCAACACTCATAGCGGAAGTTTTACCCGTGATAGTGCAACTCATAGCAACTATAATACCATTGGTTTTACAGGTGGTACAAAGTTTGCTGCCGGTACTTATTCAGTTAATCAATGCGGTTGTACCAATACTGATACAGATAGTGCAGGCGGTATTGCCTGTTATTATCCAACTCATACAAACAATATTACCGCTATTGACACAGATTATACAGGCTATATTGCCTGTGCTTATTCAGTTAGTGCAAACGATAGTGCCAATACTGACAGAAATTATACAGGCGGTATTACCCGTCTTTATTCAGTTAGTAAATGCAATTTTGCCAATACTAACACAGATTATACAGGCTATATTGCCCGTTATCGTGCAGTTGATACAGACAATACTACCATTGGTAATGCAGATAGTAGATACGATTTTGCCGATTTTTATAAGTCTGCTTAACGCATTGTTGCCTGTATTTACAGAGTTTATACAAAATATTTTACCTATAATAATCCAACTTATACAAACAGTATTACCGATTGTGCAGCAGATAGTTGATACGGTATTGCCGATTTTTATAAGTCTGTTAAACACACTATTGCCGATTTTTGAAACTATCATATCGGCAATTTTACCGCCGTTATCGGCATTGTTGCAGGCTCTTATACCTGTAATTCAGTTGGTGGCGGAGATATTCGCTAGTGTGCTTGGGTCAGCGTTACAAAGCATAAGTACAATAATTCAAAATGTAATGCAGATTTTCCAAGGATTGATAGACTTTATCACGGGTGTATTTACCGGGAATTGGTCGCAGGCTTGGCAGGGTATCAAGACGATTTTCAGCGGTGCGGTAGGCGGACTTGGAGAAATCATAAAAGCACCGTTACGAGCGGTTGTTTCAGCGGTCAATACGGTTATAGGAGGACTTAACAAATTAACGATACCGGATTGGGTGCCGGGATTAGGAGGAAAGGGCATTAACATACCTCTTATACCGACATTTGCAAAGGGTACAAATTCAACACCGGATACCTTTATTGCAGGCGAGCAGGGACCAGAGTTGGTAACAGGTGCAGCAGGGCGAAAGGTATTTACGGCAGCACAGACAGGAACGATATTTAATAACCTGTCGCAGACGCAAGACCTAAACGCTACGGCAAGCGGTGTAAACGCAAACTTGACAGGTGCAGGAACGATTACGCTACAGGTCACAAACTCTCCTACGGTAGTATTGCAGGGAGGAAGCAACGAACAGGACACAACGAGCATTAAAGAGCAGTTGGCACAGTATGACGAAGAATTTTTGGAAAAGTTGCGGGAGATTATCCGTACAATTCTGAAAGAGCAGAAAGAACAGGAGGGCAGGGTTGCTTATGCTTAATACATATACGACAGTTTCCGGGGATACTTGGGATATTGTGGCTTATAAAGCCTATGGCAATGAAATGTATATGGATACGCTGATTAAAGCAAATATAGAGCATAAGGATACCTATATTTTTCCGGCAGGGGTTTTACTTACCTTGCCGGAAATTGATTTGGAGGTATCGGAATCATTGCCACCGTGGAAACAGGGGGTAGCAGAAAGTGAGTGATAAGACGCTTGCAAGGCGGACGCATGTAAAACTTACGTTTAAAGATACAGACATATCAAAAGACCTCTCTAAATACCTGTTATCCCTGTCATTCACGGACAAGGAAGAGGACGAAACAGACGATATATCTATATCGCTTGATGATAGAGAGGGGAAATGGATTAAGGATTGGTTAAACACAAACAAAACAGGTACTAAAACAACTACAACGACAAGCGAGGTAAAGGCAGGAAACATAGTGCAGTTTAAGGGCGGACCGGTTTATATTTCCTCAACGGCAGCACAGCCGACAGTAACAAGAGGAGCAAGTAAGTGCAAATGCACTATAGCAAACTCCAATGCACACCCATATCATTTAATATCACAGGACGGCAAAAAGGTTTACGGTTGGGTCAATGCTTCAGATGTTGAGGGGGAAACGGTCACAAAAACAACGACAACCAAGGCTACAGAAAAGAGAGCCTTTAAGGGTACAAGAATACACGCTATGGTGGTACAGAAAAATCCTTACACGGACGGAAAGGACAAAGTGCTTGATTGCGGTGTGTTTGAAATAGACAGCGTGAATTATACGGGGCCACCGCAGAAATTGACAATAAAGGCTACATCCATACCGTATAAGTCGAAATTAAGGCAGACATTGTATAACAGGACATGGGAGAATACAACACTTAAAAACATGGGTGCGAAGATTGCAAAACGAAGCGGTATGAAGTTTATGTATCTGTCAAACTCTAACCCGGTGTATAAGCGGAAAGAGCAGATAAATATGACGGATATAGCCTTTTTGAAAAAGATGTGCAAAAAAGCAGGAATATCATTAAAGGTTACATCCAACACAATAGTATTGTTTGACGCTGCCGATTATGAGAAAAAAACAGAGGTAAAGAAAATAAAGGCAGGAAAAGGAAATATACTTAGTTACAGTTTTTCCACGAAAACGGCGGACACAGCCTATTCATCCTGCCATGTGAAATATACAGACCCAAACACAAAAAAGACCATAGAATACACATACAAGCCGGATAACGCAAATTCGGACGGTCAGACTTTGGAAGTCACACAGAAAGTAAACAGCGTTGACGAAGCAAAAGAATTAGCGAGAAAATCCCTTAGAGCAAAGAATAAGGGGGAAACAACGGCGGAATTTACCCTTGTGGGGGATGTGGATTATGTGGCAGGGGTCACGGTAAGGGTGTACGGATACGGAGAGTTTAACGGCAAGTACATCATTGAACAGGCTACCCACAACATTACAGGAGGGTACAAGGTCAATATTAAACTTAGGTCATGTTTGGAGGGGTACTAATGAGCAGTAAATTTGATGATACCGATATGCAGGAACTAAAAGACCTTGTAAGAATCGGGGTTGTGAGCAGCGTAAACAAGGAACAAATGACAGCAAGGGTAAAAATACAGGAGCAGGGCATAGTAACCGGGGATTTACGCATTGTGCAGAATACGCCACTTATAACCGTACAGAACAAAGACGGAGGTACAAAGTGGAACTATAAGGCAGAGTATACAGGGTATGACAGAAAATTAGGCTTGGGGGAAACATACAAGAAAGAATACCCGGACACGATATTTACGGATTACGCAAGCCGTGAGCAGACCATAAAAATATATCCGTGGATACCTTACATAGGGCAATGGGTACTATGTATCTTTAAGCCGGACGGGGACGGGGACGGATTTATCATAGGAGGTATTTAATGGCAAAGATTGGAACGCTTGGAGATATTGTTTTTACGGTATCGGACAGCACAGTAAAGACCTTTGATGATTTGCAGATAGAGAGCAAGACCAATTACGCAAAGCACACAAGGCATAATAAAAAACCGTTATTGGAATTTCAGTACAACGATACCGACACGGCGAGTTTTTCCATGTACCTATCTGCATACCTTGGGGTAAACCCTTTAAGCATGATGAAGAAAGTAGACAAGTACAGGAAGAAAGGCAAGATATTATCACTTGTGATAGGCGGTAAGAAATACGGCACAAAATGGGTTATTACCTCACACTCAAAGGGGTTAAAGCGATTTGATAATAAAGGAAATCTGCTTATAGCGGAAATAAAAATATCGCTTGAAGAATACCCGGAAAGGTAGGAGGAAATGAGCAAAACAGTAGACACCACGGAAAAAGTGGAAATCAACGTAGAACCGCAGACGGTGGAAGAGGAAGTATTACAAAATCTATGGTTTCTGTTTAGTACAATCGAGTATCAGATACCACTTGACAGAGGTTTAGGGCTTACACCGGAATATGTAGACAAGCCGATAGAAACGGCAAAGGCGTTAGCAATAACGGATTTATACGACAAGGTAGAGCAGTACGAACCAAGGGCGGAAATTGTAGACATATCATTTAAAATAGAGCCGGAAACAGGAATATTAAAACCGATTGTGGAGGTGGAAATAAATGGCGAATACGACAACGAGGAATATACCGAGTAATTTACCGGAGGTTGAGTTTGTAGACACAGACACCGAAACATTGGTAAATAAACTCATTGCAGGATATGAAGCAACGACAGGGAGGACACTTTACCCGGCAGACCCGATAAGGGCGTTTATATTGTGGCTTGCGAGTGTAATTATACAGGAAAGGGTACAGATAAACGAATCTGCAAAGCAAAATCTACCAAGATATGCGAATGGGGATAATTTGGATTCGTTAAGCGAGATTTTCCATAACGTAAGCAGATTAGAGCCACAGGCAGCAGTTGTTACATTGGGTTTCAATATAACAACGACATTGACAAGCGATTACATCATAACAGACCAGTTAGAGGTAACGGTAGACGGAAATATAAATTTTCTGACAACAGGGCATTTGATATTCAAAGCAGGGGAAAGTTACGCAGAGATACAGGCGGTTTGTGAAACGGCGGGGGAAATTGGAAACGGATTTACACCCGGACAGATTAACAAATTGGTATCGGATGAATTTTTGTATTTTAAGGATGTTGAGAATGTAACGGAATCGGACGGCGGTAGTGAAGAGGAAACCGATACGGCATTTTATAACCGTATGAGGGAATCAGAGGAAACGTACACAACCGCAGGGCCGAGGGAAAGTTACAGGTATCACGGAAAGAGTGTATCGGCTATCATTTCCGACATATCGGCGGAGAGTCCAACGCCGGGGGTTGCAGATATAAGGGTTATGTGCCAAGGCGGAGAATTGCCGAGCGAGGATTTATTAAAAGAGGTACAGGATTATCTAAGTGCGGATGATATTAGACCAATGACGGACAAAGTTGTAGTATCAGCACCCGACACGGTAGCGTTTAATATAAAGGCTACATACTATATTGCAACGGATAGCGTGGCAAGCACAAAGGAGATACAGGAAGCGGTAGACAACGCAACAGAAAATTATACATTATGGCAGACCCAAAAAATGGGGCGGGATATTAACCCGTCCTATTTTAATGCAATGCTTATGGAATCGGGAATTAAAAGGGTAGTGATTGAAGAGCCTGCATTTACAGAGATACCAAAGGGAAGCGTTGCAGTATTGGAAACCTGTAATGTGACCTTTGGGGGTGTAGAGGATGAATAAAGAGTTAAAAACAACAGATTTTTACGAAACATTCCCACCCGCCCTAAAGCGTGATGAAAATATGGCAGCGTTGGGGCGTTTGATTGCGGAGGAATTACACATTACCGCAAATGAAGCGGAAAAGAATATCATATACGCCAATATAGACACGCTATCAGAGCGTTGGTTGGATACATTGGCTTATGATTTACACGTTGATTGGTACGATTATGATTACCCGGTTGAAGCAAAAAGGGCAATTATAAAGGATTCCGTGAGGGTACATCAGAAATTAGGAACAAAGGCAGCGGTTGAAAGAGCATTAGGAGGAATACATCCGCTTAGTGAGATTGAGGAATGGTTTGACTACAACGGAGAGCCGTACCATTTCCGCATAGTGCTTGATACAACGAAATCTAGGGTTTCAGCGGATTATGACGAGATTGTAAGAACTGTAAATATTTATAAGCGTCTAACGGCACACTTGGACGGCTTGTATTATCAATGCCATATGTCAATCGTTGTAACTCCGAGTACGGATTATTTTATATATACCGTGCCAATGACAGGACAGTTAAAAGCAGGAACATACCCACACAGGAATGTAGAGGGAGTAGTTATTGACCCTGTAATAATCATTCAGCCAACAGCAGCAGGGTATGGAATGGAAGCCGTGAGAACAGGAACAAAGCCGGACAGAAATATAGTGTTTACCGCAAAAGACAGCGAAGTTGTGACCGATTCGGACACGAAAGGTTATAAATTCAACAGCACAATGACGGGAAAAGAATTTACAGGCACAAAGCCATACAGAGATACCGTGGGAGGTGCGGAAATAGAAGAATTGACAGCACAGGCAGCGGGAACGGCTTACAAATTTGAATCGGATTTTACAGGAACGAACCCGGAAAGAAACGTATTATTTGATTCGGAGGACGTGGCAGCAGTTGAAGAAACGGAAACAGAAGCATATTTATTTGATTCTGAAATTACAGGAAATAAACCAAACAGAAATATTGAGTTTAGGGAAAAGACAGGTGCGGTTGTGACGGAATCCGAAACGGAGGAAACAGACTATACCGCAAATATGACAGGACAGACCACGACAGGTACAGAGCCGGAAATAAGCACACAGGCAGGAGTACAGAGTGGGGAAGTTACACAGTTGGCAGACACCGAAAGTTACCAATACGAGGTTAAGCGTTGCGGGGCGAGCGGTTTATGTAAATAAAGAACAGGAGGTATAGAAATGCTTACAGAAAGAGCCTTTGAGAGTTTCAAGAATTTCATTGAAACAAACATTGCTTACGCCAAGGTTGAATACGGCGGAGTGCTGCATAAGGCAAAAATCGAATCGAAAGAGCGATTGAAAGACGGCAGGGTAGCACTAAGTATTTCCATTACCCCGGAAGTATCGGGGACCACAACAATTACAAAAATTCAGTTGTACGATATTGGTAATCAGTTGTGGGCGGAAAAGTCGGAATCAATCAAACTTAGAGGGGTGCAGCAGGGCGTACTGTACCGTTTTAGTTTCAATTTCAAAGAAGAATAGGAGGACAGGCAAAAATGGGATTATTCAAGATTTGGAAAGACCATGTAACGCAGTATTCCAATCGTTACAAGGAAACCCAAAACGCAGACGGAACGGTAACACACGAATCCGTAGAGGGAGAAGTTATCCAAGAGGGTACGCCACAGAACGCAAAGAATTTTAACGACTTGGAAGAAAGGGTATTAGGTGCTGATATTACCGCAAGGTCGGCAATGCTTTTAGTGAATATGGCTACAAATGCCATTGACGGATTAAAAGGAGAGATTGTAGAAGCAACCTTGACAAACACAAAGACGTATCCTTTTAACAACTCAAAAAAGACCCTTGCCCTTGTTAATACAAGGGGAACACTGGACTACACCGTAACCGTGGAAGCAACAACGGATGATACAGGAGGTATAGGAGAAATCAAGATTACAGATAAACAGTTAAATGGTTTCAAGATTGAGTATACCGGGGCCGCAAAAAGCGTATCCGTGAAATGCTATGTGCAGGGAGGTTATGAATAATTATGGCAAATGTAATTATCAATGACGGCGATAGACGCAGGCAGACGCAGGCGGTTTTGAGTGCCTATGGGGTAAATGGAAACGCCACGGCAGCACAGAGGGAAGCAGCGGAAGAAATAGCCGTTAAATCACAGGAAGCATACAGAGAAATGCAGAGATTAGGAGGTAAGAGATAATGGCAGCAAAGAAAATTAACGTAGTGGAGAAAAACGAGGGAGAAAAAATTGCATACGAAGTATCCGGAACTAAGATTGTGTTCGGGGATGATGAACTTACGGTAAATGTAAAAAGCCGTGAGCGTGATTATGCCGTAACATTGGATATTTGCAAGGATACGGAGGACGGATTGACGGTTGGAGTTAATACGGAATCTAGGGAGTATGTGGCACAGGTGGAAATCCCGGCTAGAGAATATGAGATTGTAGACACCGGGGAAAAGGACGAGGACGGAAACGCTATTACATCAAGAGAACCGTTACCGTTCGACATGAGCAAATGTACGCTTGTATTATGGGCGTTGGTTTAAGATAAGGAGGATAATACACAATGGCAAATTTTGATAATTTGGAAGCGGCAGCAGCACAGTTTGGAGCAGGAAACAAGGTTATTTATGATGATACGGGTATGCCGTCTTTTATGGTGGCACTTCCTAAGATGAAGTACAGCGACATTATTACAGGCGGTACGGATGAAGTATTGCCGTTTTGGATTGTGGAGGGCGAAGAGAAAAACACTATTTGGGTTTCTAAATTCCCGAACATTGTAGAAAATGACCGTGCCTACTCTCTGCCTTTGCTACTTCCGAGAAATTATATTACATACGACCAATCAGTAGCAGCGTGCAAGAAAAAAGGCAGCGGTTGGCATTTAAACCAGACGGGTATTTTTGCTTGTATCAACCTGTTATCGCAGAAATTAGGCACAGTACCAAGCGGTAATACCAACTACGGAAAGGATTATTACAAGCCTTACGAGCATGGTATTCAGCCACAGGGAGAAACACAGAGAACATTAACGGGAAGCGGTCAGCCTACTTGGTATCATAACCACGATACATCCGGCATTGCCGATATTTGCGGTAATGTTTGGGAGTGGACAGGCGGATTAAGGGTACAGGACGGAGAAATTCAGATTATCCCTTACGGTAATTCGATGAAACTTGATTGTGACGTATCGGCAAATAGCACGCTTTGGAAAGCAATTATGCCGGACGGAACATTGGTAGAGCCGGGAACGGCAGGAACTTTAAAGATTGACAGGAAGAGTACAAGTGACGCAACGCCTGTTATCAATACGTCCGTAAATGTATCGACAACGGACAGCAACGATACAAATTGCGTATTCAAGAGCCTTACGGCAGCAAGTGGCGTAACAATTCCTAAACTGTTGATTGCGTTAGGATTATTCCCGGATTCCGGGGCAACATACGGAAATGACCATTTTTGGGCGAGAAACAACGGCGAAAGGTTGCCTATCCGTGGGTCGGCGTTCAGCATTACCTCTTATTC